AGCGGGTTCGACTGGCCCAGCGGGTCCAGCGGGTCCAGCGGGTTCGGCGGGGCCGAGTGGCGCTGCAGGTGCGGCTGGTCCTACGGGTCCTACGGGTCCGACTGGCCCTGCGGGGGCAGACGGTGCAACAGTAACTGGCGTTGGGGTAGCTTTTAGCCAAACATTCACGGGTGACGGAGCTACATCAAATTATGCTCTTAGCGCAGGGGTCAGTGCTACTAAAGACATATTGGTAACAATTCAAGGATTTGCTCAAACACCTGACATAGATTATAACTTATTAGGGACAACTGGTATTTCTTTTAATGGAAGTATAATAAATGGACAAGAAGTTAATATAAGGCATCTTGCAATGGGCCCAAGCGGCGTTGCGGGAGCGACAGGCCCAACTGGTCCAGCGGGTTCAACCGGTCCGACTGGTCCTACTGGCCCCACAGGGCCTACAGGTCCGACTGGCCCTTCAGCTGCCGCAGCTGTCGAAGGAACGGGAGTTTCTGGCTATGTGGCAAGGTGGGCTAGCGCCGATACTCTAACAAGCGGAGCGCTTTTTGATAACGGAACCAGAGTTAGCATAGGAACAAATTCACCTGATAGTAAATTACATATAGTTGGGGATAATGGAGATCAATTAAAACTAGATAATGATGGAGATCAATGGACTCAGCTTAATTTCGCCAATAATGACACCAATAAAACTTTTCTTGCTTTAGATCATACTAATCATATTTTTGCATTAGGGGCGCAAGGAGGGTACTCTGATTTAGATTATATCGCTTTTAGGCCTGATGGCACTAATGATGATATGGTCATTCAGCGTGATGGTAAGGTCGGTATAAATCAGGTAAATCCGCAAAGAAGGCTCCACGTCGTTGGTGACGTAGAAATCTCTGGAACTATATTCCAAAGCGGTTCTGTATTCGAAGGAGGCGGAGGCGGAGGCGGTGGTTCATCCACGTTCGTCGGCCTGAGCGATACTCCTGCTAACTTTACAAGTTCTGCTGGCAAATTCTTACAAGTTAATTCTGCCGCTAATGCGCTAGAGTTTGTAGATGGTAATGGCCTGCTTGATATAACTACAACTAGATTTACTGGGGATGGTGCAACCTCTGGTTATGCTTTATCTGAAACTATAAACAAAGAGCAAAACTTAATAGTAACAGTTGGCGGTCTTGTGCAAACTCCGGTAGAAGATTATACTTTAGTTGGAGGAACCGGAGTATTTCTAGACGAGAATGTAGTAAGCGGAGCGGTAGTAGAAGTAAGAAAAATAGCGCAAAATTCTTTCTCTCAAAACGATTCTGTAGCAGAAGCATTTACAGGAAATGGAACAACTTCTGGATTCGCGCTTTCTGTCGCGCCTCTTAACGCTGACCCGGCAAATGTGCTTGTAGCGCTGAACGGTGTTTTACAGCAGCCGACTACTTCGTATGTTGTAGATGGATTAAATGTTAACTTTGCTTCTGGCACAGTTGCAAGTGGTGATATAGTTGATGTAAGACATACGACTTTGAGTAAGGCTCAACCGAACTATCATCAAGATATATTTACAGGTAACGGAGTCGTATCCGGCTTTTCAATGGGCAGAACAGTTTCTAATATTCTAGAAACAACTGTATTTGTAAATGGCCTAGCTCAAATATCCGATGTAAACTATTTCGTAGATGGAACGAGCTTGACTTTTGCTTCTGGTGATATAGCCAGCGGCGATTTAATAATGGTGAGACATGTATACTAATGAAGTTACCTAAATTAACAAATTTATCAGTTACCGGTACGACGGTTGGGGATGTGCATTTTCCAAAAGTGAAGCTGTTGTTGCCTTTTGATGGTTCGAACGGCGCCACGTCAACGACTGATAGCAGCAACACTAATAACTCAGTGACTTTTGTCGGTACTGCTCAGTTATCTACGGCGCAAAGCAAATTTGGTGGGAGCAGCCTTCTACTGGATGGTAATAGCGACTACATATATATAGCTAACGATGACTTAGATTTTTCAAGCACTGAAAGTTTTACTCTTGAATTTTGGGTCTATTTTAATAATATAGACGATGGAAATATAGTAAATTTTTACTCTGATTATTCTGGAGCCAGCAACGGAATGTCAATTGATAAGAGTACTGGTAATGTGCTTAGAGCTCATAATGGAGACTCGACCCGTATTACTGGAACAACGACAGTTTCAGCTGGCCAATGGTATCACATAGCGCTATCTGGCACTTCTGGGAGTTATAAACTATTTCTAAACGGAACTCAAGAAGGCAGCACTAGCAGTAATGGCTTCACAGGCGGCACTACTAATAAGTATATAGGGACTTTCTATTGGGCAGGTTTAGGAGGGGCGGTTCGTCTCTTGAACGGGTATATTGAAGATTTTCGTATCACGAAAGGTGAAGCGCGCTATACTTCAAACTTTACCCCGCCGACTTCCGCTCATTTAACTTCCGCAGGCGACGTAAATAAGCACATTGTCGTCAACTCGGACGCGGACGGTGTAGCGATTGGTACAGGCGGAATTAACCAAGCTCGGATTGCGAAAGCGTGGTGTAACTGGGACCAGACAGGAACAATCGCTATAAGATCTAGTTATAACATTTCTAGTATAAGTGACCTTGGTACTGGACGCACAGATGTAAATTTTTCAACCGCTATGGCTGATACAAATTATACCGCGGCCGTATACGGAAATCATTCAAGCTCTAATTCTGCATATACAAATTTTTCTGAGTATCAATCTTATGGAGCGGTATTGAGAACAGTAAACGATATTGAAGTCACTCATTATAAAGCTGGCACAGGCTACATTGACTCAAAGCAGGCAGATTTAATAATTTTCGGGAATTAAAAAATGAGAGAATTAAAACTAAGTAATGTTAAGGTCGCGGGTCAGTCTAGCGGAGAGACTAACTTTAATAAAGTATCTCTGCTCCTTCCTTTTGATGGGTCGGATACCGCAACTTCTACTAGCGACGAAAGTGATAATTCTCATACAATAACTTTTGCCGGTACAGCTCAGCTAGATACAGCTCAAAAGAAATTTGGAACAGCTAGCCTTTTGCTAGATGGAGATAGTGATTATATTCAAGTCGCAGACCACGATTCATTTGATTTTGACGCCGGAGACTTTACTGCTGAATGTTGGATTAGATTTGCAGCTTTGGGCAACAACACTATATTCAGTCATTGGGCAAATGGTACGGCAAGCTCAATGTCTTACTATTTAACATACTTTAACAGTAGCGGTATTTTAAGACTAGGTTATTATTTGGGCGGTAATCTCGATTCGACTTATTCGTGGTCGCCTTCTACTGGTACTTGGTATCATGTCGCGCTAGAAAGAAGCGGTACAACAATAAAAGTATATATAGATGGTACGTCGGTAATTTCTGTATCTGCCTCTACTACAGCTTTAAGAGATTCTGAGGATCCGTTTAGAATAGGAGTATTTAATGACGCTACAACTGGCAGCCCGAGTTTAGATTGGTATTTTAATGGTCACATAGACGACCTTAGAATAACTAAAGGTATTGCTCGTTATGGTACTAACTTTACTCCTCCAACTTCAGCGCATGAAACAACCGGAGGAGATGGAAACTTGCCTGTAGTATTAGACGCTGATGCTACTGGAGTTAGAGTGGATTATGATGGGACAACTAACCAAACGCGACTTGCAAAAGCGTGGGTGAATTTTAATGGATCCGGGACAGTTCAAATAAGGAGCAGTTATAATATAAGTAGTATTACGGATCAAGCAACTGGATTCTACGTGGCCAACTTTTCAACAGCTATGGCAAACCATGATTATTGTGCGACCGTCAGCTCAGGTTGGAACACTGTGACTTGGGGCATTCCTATGTTTGGAACTATATCGGGAGAAACCACCCCTTTCACTGCTAGTAAAATAGGAGTTACGGTGAACGATCCGTCCGATACTGACACAGATAATGCGTTCGTAATGATACAAGTTTTCGGGAATTAAAAAATGAATATAACCAAGCCAAGATTAGACCAATTTAAAATAACCGGAAGCACGGTTGGAGATTTGCATTTTCCGAACGTCATCTTTCTCGCTAAGTTTGATGGCTCAAATGGCAGCACCAGTATCACAGATTCTAGCAACAAAAATAATTCAATAACTGTGAACGGGGGCGCTCAAATTTCGACGGCGGCTAGCAAGTTCGGTGGAAGTAGCCTTAAGCTTGATTACGAAAATGCGGGAACGGGAGATAGATTAATTGCCGATACAGTGGCGGATAATTTAACGTCAACTACTCATACTATAGAATTTTGGTTTAAAACTGATATGGCAGATAGTCATATCACTAGTCAAGATCCTGCCTTTTTTGGATTTAATGATGCTGGTAACAGTTATGATAATAGAATCATGCTGCAGATGACTTCCAAGACTAATCTTCGTTTTTATCGCGGGGCTAGTAACTATCACGACATGACAGTCAGCGCTATGAATGATGACGCATGGCATCATATAGCAATTGTTTCTGACGGAACAGATTATGATATATATTTCGATGGCAGCAGAATAAGTTCAGATGCAGGGGATTCTAGGCAAATAAATTCAAACGATACTTTTATGATTGGCGCAGAGTATGACTCTGGTCCAAGTACAGGTAATTATTTTAGCGGTTATATAGATGATTTTAGAATTACTAACGCAGTAGCTAGATACACCGGAGATTCTTTTGCTTTACCTACGACACATCTAACTTCCGAGGGAGATGTCAATAAACACATTGTCGTCAACTCTGACGCAGACGGTGTGGCGATAGGAACGGGCGGAATTTCTCAAGCTCGGATTGCTAAAGCTTGGGTAAACTTTAACGGAACGGGAACTGTGGCGATTAGGAGCAGTTACAATGTGAGTAGCATTACAGATGACGGAACGGGCCGGTATGATGTTAATTTTTCAACAGCGATGCCTGACAATGATTACAGCGTAGTTTCGGATGGTCGTTACAACACTGGAGATAGCGCTGGATCATCTGTCGTTACTGTAAGAAGAGAAGCTTTAACTACTTCGAAGTTCGGCGTGAGAGGAGCTAATGTTGCAACAGAAGCTTTCAATGATTTTGAAATGGTATCAGCAATAGTTTTCGGGAATTAAAAAAATATGGCTTTATCAAAATTAAGACTAGGACAGTTAAAACCAGCGGACGGAGCGACGACGGTTGGAGATGTGCATTTTCCGAACGTGAAGCTTCTCTTGCCTTTTGATGGTTCAAACGGCGCTACTAGCACTAGCGATTCAAGCAATTCGAGTCAATCTGTTACATTTAATAACTCTGCAGAGATTTCAACTACGCAAAGCAAATTCGGAGGTAGCAGCTTAAGCTGCCCGGATGGATTAACGAGTGACGTTAGTACTTCTTGGAATGCTATGCCAACTGGCACTGAGGATTTTACTATCGAATTGTGGGCCTACTTTATCGACAGAACAGGAGGGGGCAGAACCGAAACTGATTTTGGTATTTGGGGCAATAGAAATACTTCGGGTACAGACAATATCCATCTATATGTAGGTTATCCTGACGATAATATGCTAGGGTTTCTAATTAACGATACGGATGTGCAACTGACGACAACTTGGAATGTTACTTCTAATTTGAACGCTTGGCATCATATAGCTCTAACAAGAGCAAGTAATACTTTTAAACTTTTTGTTGATGGTACTCAGGTAGGAACTACTACTTCTACAGCAACTATGACAAGATCTTATAGCGATTTATTTATCGGAAGCAGTGGGCATACGTGGAATGCAACCAGAGCCACAAGGGGATTCATTGACGGTTTTAGAATAACCAGAGGGACAGCAAGATACACATCTGCTTTTACTGCCCCTTCTTCTGCGCATCTGACTTCCGCCGGAGATGTTAACAAGCACATCGTTGTAAACTCCGATGCTGATGGAGTGGCAATTGGAACGGGCGGGATAAACCAAGCGCGGATTGCGAAAGCTTGGATAAATTATAATGGAACTACAGCAAGTATTAGAGACAGTTACAATATTGGGAGTATCACAGATAATGGCACTGGTCAACATACTATTAATTACTCAACAGCAATGTCAGATGCTAATTATAGTATAACTGTATTTGCGCATGATGATCAAACGAGCAGTTATTGGTGGAGATCAGCAGTATCTCAAGAAGGAGTTGCCCAAGCAGCAGGGTCCTTCAAAGTCGAAACAATACATCCGACAGTTGGGGACATTCGTGACAGTGATACTGTATGCGCACAAATTTTCGGGAATTAAAAAATGAAAAAACTTTTACTAACTTTTACTTTAATTTTCTCCGGTTGTTCAACCGTAGACGATCAAGGTAGGTTGGAAAAAGTCAGAATCGCCGTACCAGCTTTCTTCCAAATAGAAATGGACTACTATAAAGATAAAGAGAATAAAGGCAAGGGAAGTGTAAATACTAACGTCGTACATTCTCCTTACGGGACTGTTAACGGTTATCCTAAATTAATGGACATGATAAGAAAATGAGTTTTAACGCGCCAGATATAAGACAGTTTAAGTTGACCGGAAGTACGGTTGGAGATCTGCATTTTCCGAAAACGGAATTGCTGTTGCCTTTTGACGGAACGAACGGCTCAACGTCAACAACTGATAGTAGCAATCGGAATAATTCAATTACTTTTAATGGTAATGCTCAAATATCTACGGCGCAAAGCAAATTCGGCGGAAGTAGTCTTTTGTTGGATGGGGCGGGAGATTATTTACAAGTCGCTAATCAAGATTATTTTGATTTTGGCAGTAGTGATTTTACTATAGAGTGCTGGTTTTATTTTGACTCTTCCTCAAGTGAAACTTATAACACTTTATTAGATATGGGTAATGGAAGTGCAGCGGGAAGCGGGCCGTATTGGACAGGAGTGAAAAGTGATAGCGGAACTTATACTTTATTTGTGCAGATGGATAGCACAGCTGGGGGAGACTGGGATCTCATAAACAATGTGGCGATTACTACTGTATCAGCAAGCACTTGGCACCATTTTGCAATAAGCAGAGAGGGTAGTAGTTTTAAAGTATTTTTAGATGGAACTTCTGTTTTAACAACGACTAATTCTAATCCTTTACGAGACGAAAATAGCGCTCTGCAAATTGGAGCGAGAGGCCAGAATACGGCATCTCATTATTTTAAAGGGTATATAGATGACGTTCGCATAACGAATGGTGTTGGCCGCTATACATCAAATTTTACTGCTCCAACTACTGCGCACCTAACTTCCGCCGGAGATGCAAATAAACAAATAATTGTAAACTCCAGCGCCGATGGAATTGATGTAGGAACGGGCGGAATAAACCAAGCGCGGATTTCTAAAGCGTGGGTAAACTTTAACGGATCAGGAACAGTTGCTATTAGAGACAGTTATAACGTAAGTAGTATCACAGATAATGGAACAGGCGACTACTCTGTCGTTTTTTCAACAGCGATGTCAGATGCTAATTATTGCATGAACATGAACTCAGGAGACAAGGCTAGTACGTGGGGAATTCCTATTTATGACGGAGTATCAAACTATACCACTTCGCTTTGCAGATTTTTGACACAAGGCCCAGATGACGGTCCAAATGACAACGTTATAGTGTGCGCAAGTTTTTTCGGGAATTAAAAAATGAAAAAGTTACCTCTAGATTATATAAAAACTTTTGGGTCGACAGCTGGAGATGATCAATTTGCAAAAGTGACTGCGCTGTTCAACTTTGATGGCAGTGATGGGGACACTACTGCATCAGGACTAGATTCGAGTAATAAAAATCTCACTGTTAGCTATAGTTCAGGAGATCAGTTAAGCAACACTCAAAAAAAATTCGGTGCGACTAGTTTATATGTTGCCGATAACGTAGCACTCTCTTCTAGTGACGGATTTAATATGGGAACGGGAGATTTTACTATTGAAGCATGGTATTATTTTACTTCTTTTAGTAATAGCTTCGGTCATTACGATCAATGGGCGGGAAGCTCAACTGGAGTGGGCAACGTTCAAATGTGGAACTCAACTTCAGCCCAAGGGAAAATAAAGTGGTATTACAACGGTAACAGTAATTTTACATCTAGTACTACAATGTCTACCGGTCAGTGGTATCATGTAGCTTATGTCAGAGAAAGTGGGACTTTAAAAATGTACTTCAACGGTACAGTTGACTCGAATACTCAAAGTTATAGCAGCCAATTTGGTAAAACTGGCACAGTGTATCTTGGGGATCAACACGCAGGTGGCGGAGGAGCGCCACAGTATTACATAGACGACTTAAGAGTCACAAAAGGATTAGCTAGATATACTTCCAACTTTACTGCGCCGACTACTGCGCATTTAACTTCTGCGGGAGATTCTCTTAAGAATATTATTGTCAACGAAGATGCTGATGGAGTCATAATTGGAACAAGCGGCATAAGCACAACGCGGATTGCGAAAGCATGGGCAGAATTTGATGGATCTGGAGTGACTTTAAACGCATCTTATAACGTAAGCAGTATTACTGATCATGGCAATAGAGATTATACTATAAACTTTTCTGCAGCAATGGCAGACGCAAATTACAGTATAGTAGGATCAAACATAGGGCAGACCGCTTCGTACAACTGGTCTGTGGTCACAGGGATGGGGACAGCGAAAACTACTAGCGCAGCAAGAATAAATGTACCTCATATTAATGATAATAGTTTGTACGGTAACGACCCAGACGCAGTAAATGTAATAGCCTTCGGGAATTAAAAAATGAGACAATTTAAACTAGATAAAATTAAAGCTACTGGAACGACGGTTGGGGATGTGCATTTTCCGAAAGTGAGCCTGCATCTTACTTGCGAAGGGAGCAACGGTTCTACTACCGTGACTGATTCAAGTAATACTAATGCAAGTATAACGTGCATTGGATCAGCTCAAATTTCAACAGCTCAAAGCAAATTTGGCAGCTCTAGTTTAGCTACTGCTTCCGGAGATATTTCTATATCAACAACTAATATATTTAATTTTGGCACTTCAGATTTTACTGTAGAGTTTTGGTTTTATAGAACAGGATTAGGATCTAGCAATAATTTTATCGTTGATGGAAGACCAAGCGGGAACAATTCTAATACATTTATGTTATATATGCCAACCAGTACAACCGCTCCAAGATATCATACTGCCTCTTCTGACCAGATAACTTCATCAATAAATTTAGGAACGAATGCTTGGACGCATATAGCAGTAGTTAGAAACTCGGGGACTACAACTCTTTATATGAATGGTGTCAGCGGCGGGAGCTTTTCTGATAGCACTGATTATATCGATACAGGTGGCACAACATTAGGATTTTGGGCAGGCTCCTCAACTGATTATTCTATGTATACAACGCCCGGTTATTTTGATGATTTTAGAGTCACCAAAGGAGTCGCTCGTTATACTTCAAATTTCACGCCGCCAACTACTGCACATCTAACTTCCGCCGGAGATGTTAATAAACAAATCGTCGTCAACTCCGACGCAGACGGTGTGGCGATTGGAACGGGCGGCATTTCTCAAGCGCGGATTGCAAAAGCGTGGGTGTATTTTAATGGAGAAAATTCGGCGGCGAATATGATTCAAGGAAGTTATAACATTTCCAGTATAGCTGATGACGGAACTGGGAAATATCAAATAAATTTTTCAACAAATATGTCTGACACTAATTATTCAGTTGTTGGTGGACTTGGCGGTACTTCCAATAGCTACTCTAGCACTATAGCAATTGTGAGGTTTTCTCATACTCCCGACGCAACACACCAAAACATGTCCACCGCGTATAGTAGTGGGAGTTTTTACGACTTTCCTAGAGTATACGTAGTATTTTTCGGGAATTAAAAAAAATTGACTTTTAGCAAAAAAAATCTATAATAAGTGTAATATAGTAAAATGGACATCACAGGAAGAATTATTTATCCGACAGCTCCCGCAGAAGGAGAGAGTCATAGCGGTGTCGCAGTAGTTGTCCCGGCTCCTCAAGCCGTTGAACGAGGCGAAACCCATGAAGAGTTTATGGCTAGAATCGCCGCTAAAGACGTACCTGCAGGAGTTCCTTATCAAATTATTCCTATCGGCGATCTCCCTGCCGACAGGTATTTTAGAAACGCTTGGGAGTATGCGGAGTAATAAATTATGCCAATCGGAGTAAATATCGCAAAAGCTAAGGAGCTCCAGAAGGAGCGCTTTCGCCAAGTTCGCAAGCCGCTTTTAGAGGCACTAGATATTGATTATCAACGTGCTGACGAAGCTGGAGATGCGTCCAAGAAAACAGAAATCGCCACTAAAAAGCAAGCTTTGAGAGATGTGACAAACAGTACGGCTCTTAACGACGCATCTTCGGCGACTGAAGTTCGCGCTGTGTGGGACACTGACGTTCTTGGTGCTAGGCCTGCCGAACATACTTAATTTTCCAAAAAAACTTCATATAGTGTAATTTATACTATATGAAAGTTGTCGATATCGCTGACGAAATCTTCAGAGAACTCTCTGAACCTTCAACTTTGTCTATTCCCGCTATTGCCTACTGGGTTAGAAGCAATGTCGGCGAATTGAATAATTACCTGAATACTTCTTTCAGAGTAAGCCATGAAACTTTTGAAATAACAGAGCAAGTAGAAGCTACTGGAAGAGAACCCACTTCTTTTAATAGTTCTGTTGATAATGATACTTTAGAGCTCCAGTTCGAAGAAAAGGCAGTTCTTAAAAAAATGTATAATGTTCATTATTATGATCAACAACTTAGATCTACTTTAGGGGCAGCTTCTAATGACCCAGTAGTGGAAGTAGTTTCTGATGGATCCAAAGTCCGCAAAATTAATAAAAATGAACTTAGTAAAACTTACGCATCTTTAAAACGTCAAGAATATGACGAATTAAGTGATATGATAAATGCGTATAAACTAAGACTTTCGGCCCCAGTCCAAGTCGCAGGAGATGATACTACAGTTGGCGCGCACGATCCGTTTAGGACTCAGCACTTTAATAGGTCTACTATTTAAAATGGCATCTTTAATTCCAGAGTCGAGTAAGACAGACTTTATTTCAGCCCTTAATGATCATTTCGATACTTTTAAGGAAGATATTACTATATTTAAAGAGCCTAAAAAAGTTATCACAAATCAAAGCCAAAGTATTTACGCTGGCTATGGAGCGCAGAAAGAAATAGTGGAATATGAAACAGTCAGCCAAAGCTTTAGCGCTTTAGTGAATTTTAGAGAAAGGCAAGACGAAGAATTTATTGATGATATAAAAATTAAAGATATCCGAGGAGATATTAGAATTAAAGTCGAGCAAGATTGCAGAGATTATATTAAAAACAATGGTAAGACAGAAGCTGTAGTTGTCCAAGGAAAAAACTATAACGTCATAACTGACGACGGAACTAGAGAATTTTTGGGGCAAAAGTATTTTGTCTTTCATTTAGAGTCTACTTCGTAATGGCTAGAAAACTAAAGCTGAACCTGCAACAAATGCTCAAGAAACAGTTTGACCCGAGCAAATCAAAAGCTTTAGAAAACTTAGCTTATTCGGCCGCTTCTAAAAGATTAAAGACGGCTCAACAAATGTTACTAGAAGAAATTAATAATCATCAAGTAACACAAAGTATAGAAAAAGGCACTAAAAGTCCTTCGTTGGGATTCCAAGGAAATCTTTTTGAGTTTCTAGGATTTAGCAGAGGAGATAGGCCTGTAGAAGTTTTAAGAAATGCTTATTCAAATTTTGTACATTTAAAAAGAGTTCCGCTAAAGAAGAAAGTTAGTGCTACTAAAATAAATTATGATTTTACAGTAACCTTTCCCAGTTTGACAGAAATTTACAGTCAAACTCCATTGCCATGGGGCGGCGGCCGAAGCTGGGTAAAAGCTATTGAAAAAGGCGGAGTTAGTAATTTTAATTATACTTTAGCTAATTCTGACTATAATACAAGTAGATCAGGAACGGCTATACAATCAAGATACGTAGTAAGAGATTTTAATTATAAGCCAGTCCCTTACTTATCTCCTATAATAAATAAGTTTATAGCCAATATATCATAATGAAACCGCAATTTGATAACAAAGTGATGTCGAGCTTCTTTTTATGGTTCGATAATAAACTATTAAAGAAGGGAGAAGCTTTCGAAAATGTCACTGGTCAATTCTATGATTCTTCTGTAGAATATCAAGGATATAGTACATATTCCAGTTCTTATTCTCAGCTTGTTGCAGACGCATCTATAACTGGAGCTACTATACCAACAGGATTGTACGTTGGGGATAACTTAGTAAATGTTGGCGAAGGTGGGTCGGATGGCCTATTTGCAATAAACTATAACGAAGGTAGAGCTTACTTTTCAGGAGACCAATCATCTGATGTCACCGGTTCTTTTGCTATAAAAGACTTTAACGTATTTCTAACGAATCAACCAGAGGATAAGATTCTTTTTGAAACTAAATATACAGAAAGAACAAAAACAGATATAAGGCCGACTGGGCTGGCTTCTGATACAAAAACATATCCTGTTATCTACTTGAAAAATATGGGAACCGCTAACCAGCCTATAGCTTTTGGCGGCCAAGATCAAACTACTATTAATATAAGAGCTATTATTTTATCACAAAGTCAGTTCGAGTTGGATGCCGTGGGGTCAATATTTAGAGATACTCAGAAAACTTTAGTCCCGCTTTTTGAAGAAACTGAAATGCCGTTCAATTCTTTTGGAGGTTATAAAGACGGGGCACAGTTTAACTATTCTATATCTACAAACTCTAAAAATTCTGCAACTTCTTGTTTCGTCGAGGAGGTATATGTGTCAAATCTAGAGAGAGGTGTTCAAACTAGGATGAGATCCCTTAATCCGGATATTTTCACTAGTATTATTGATTTTGAGCTTACTAAGTTCAGATATCCCCGAGATTGCTGATTTTTATTTCTCTTTTGCTTATATTAACTGTAATATCAAATAACAACTTAAAAAAGGTTTTAACATGGCTAGAAATAGAATTATTTATCAAAGTGAGGCGCTTTTCGCAGGTCAGTTGACCGGTGTTACAGACGCGCATAACGAAAATCAAATAAAGCAGCTGCACCGAGTCCAATCGGCCAACTACGCTTTTAACATATCTAGAACTGACGTTAACCAATTTGGTGAACTGGCAGCTATAGATAGAGTCGTACTAGATACCCCGACGGTTTCTCTAGATTTCTCTTATTATTTAGCTAATTTTGCTAATGAAGCTAATCTTGGTTTTACTGTTAATGGAGTAAGCTCAAGTGCCGACAGTATGACTTCTGCTTTATCTGGTATTTTAAATAGAACTGCTGACGAAAGAAACTTTTTTATTCAGACATCTAGAGAAGGTGAAGATGCAGTTGGAGATGAGAATAGGCATAGCATATCAGACTCTAGTATTTCAGCTAGCACTATAGGTATCGGCAATGCTTTCATGACTTCTTATAGTTCAGAAGCTTCGGTTGGAGGATTTCCAACTGTTTCTATCGCTGCTGAAGGCATGAATATGAATTTCAGCACTGGAACTACTGGTGTTCCGAATCCGGGTATCGATAGAATCAACGGAACTGCTGCCACTACTCTTTGCGACCTTCCTCCAGCTAGCGGAAGCGCTACTCTTGAGTCTTCTGACGATCCTACTTCTGGAATTCTAGGTCTTAGTACCTTACGCCCCGGAGATATTACTATCAAGGTCGCGGAAAATGATGGAACTAACGTTTTTGGTACTACTAATTATGATCTTGGTGGCGCGAAGCTTCCAACTAGCGCCGGAGATGCTACAAGCTCAGCTAATATTCAGAGCTATAATATTTCTTTTGATCTTGGAAGAACTCCGATTCAGAGACTTGGAAATAGATTTGCGTTTGCTCGTGAGATTGATTTCCCAGTGAATCTTTCACTTAGCGTAGACGCTATTTTGACTGATTTAACCACCGGTAACTTGAATGACCTTATTGATTGTGAAAAATCGTATAACGTTGAAATTGAGCTTAAAGGCGCTACTGGAGATGTTTGCGGCGCTGCTGGCAAAACTACAGTTGCTAAATATATCTTAAAAGACATGAGGCCAGATTCACAGTCTTTCAGTTCTTCTATCGGAGATAACAAGACTGTTACTATCGACTTCACTAGCCAAATCGGTGGTCCAAGACAGAACGATGTTGGATTATTCATGGCTGGTGTTACTCAGGCTAATACAGTTGATCAAACTGGCCCAACGTTTGAAACCTTCGAGGTTCAAAGCGCTAACCAGCACGTCAATGGAACTGTTAGTGGCGATTTGGTATTTAAATTCAACGAGCCAGTACAGCACAAAAGAGCTGACGGAACCACGAGAGATCTTCTTACTTCTGATTTTGTCCTCAAGACCGGAGCTACCGCTTCGATGACCGATCCAGACACCTTAACAAGTGGAACTCATTATCAATTAATAAATAACGTATCTGATAAGACATTTGTTTTGAGATTCGTTGCGCCGGGCGGTATAGCCAAAATGAATACTGCCGCAGGAAGCGACTTGTTTATATCTGGTAATGTTCAAGCTACCACGAACGATTTGCTTGGTAATGCCATAGCAGCTGCAGAAGCTCCGATTCATACACCAATCGATTCTCAGATATTCGGAACACAACCATAATCCAGAAAGATAAAATATTATGAGTTACGCAAATAAGTTATATAAGAAAAAAACGGAAGCTCCTGCTCCTACTCCGGCCCCAGCGCCTGAACCGGAGCCAGCCCCGGAGCCTCCCGCTCCGGAACCTTCGGATGGTCCAGATTTGGGAATAGAAAGAGCAGGAGAATTAGGTTAGTTTATTTCACAAAGTTAACGCTCTAGAAGCGTTTCACACCTTCAATAAACAAAATCCAAGCCCCTTTTTAGGGGCTTTTTTCTTGTTTTTGTGTGTAATTATTTATAGGTAAAAGGTACAGTAAAGGTATATTATGGAAAAAGATATTGTCGAAAACTTTTTCTCGTTTCAATTAAAGAGAAAAATTACAGGATTATACAAAACATTCTTCTTTATTTTAGAAGACCTTAATTCAGAAGGTATACAAATCCCCGAAGAAAACTACAAAAGAATACGTAAACGTATTCTTGATCAAGGCAACGATACTATTCGAGAACTTGAAGAATATTTTGACAAATACTTAGAATTCCATAAGAATAAATAAGATGAAAAGGTTATACGAATTCACCGTAAAGAAAAAGGAATCGGTCGAGAAGGAAGTCCAAGACGTAAATAAGGCTGGAGAAGAAATTACAGTCAAGAAAACTGTCGAGGAAGAGGTAGAAAAAAAGTTCTTCTTACGAAGACCAACTCGCGCAATGCTAGACGAAGGAGAACTTTATTATGGCGTAGAATTAGGCAAAGCTATTCGCGCTGGAATGATTACTCGGCCGCTGCTGCATAAACGTTATACTAACGACGGAGGTATAATGAATGACCTCCAACAAAAAGCTTTCGACGAACTTACTAAAGAGCTTAGAGAGATATATAAACAGCAGGAAGAGATTAACGTAATCGACGAAAAGAAAAGAACCAACGCTCAAAAGAAAAAGCATAAGGAGCTAGAGGATAAGGCTAAACCATATCTTGAAACCATGAGAAGATATAACATGGCCGAAGAGTCTATCTTTGAAGATACCGCCGAATCTCGCGCTAGAAATAAAGCAATTTTGTGGTGGGTGTTGTTCATGTCATATAATGATGATGAGACTCCATTTTTTGACAAAGGAGAATTAGAAGATCGCATCGAAAAATATGATGAAATTGACGAAGGTCAAGATCCGTTTTTGACTTCTGTAGTAGGAGAGTTCACCTATAATATCAGCCTATGGTACTTCGCCCGTCCAAACAGTAAAGAACAATTCGAGGAATTGAAGAAAGGCGTCACTGACTTGGAAGAGGAGCCGGAGGAAAAAGAAGAGAAGAAAAAGAAATAGTTTAGTTGTTAAAACCTTGGCCCCCCTTAATCGGGGGGCTTTTTTATGGAAAGGCAGGAATTAAAATTAGTATTTTCGGAGATAGTCGAGGGATATTCCTTGACTCGCTCTGAACTATTCGGCGATTTAAAAATTAAACATATCAATAACTATGATTCGGCGAAAACAGATATTAAAAATAATTACTATTTTGAAAAAGCCGTATCACAAGGACTGCCTAAAAGAGAAGAAAAAGTAGAATATTTGATAAAAGAAAAACTCTGGGATCCTGAGAAAGATAAAGAGGCAGATAGATTAAAAGAAATGCTGAAGGGTATGAACAGGACGAAGTCAAAATTGTTCCTACAAGCTCAAATAGACGCTATAAAAAAAGATATAGTAAATAACGAAATGAAGTTAAGTAACATATTGGCTGAGAAAGAATCTGTTATAGGATTCACCGCCGAAGAATATGCTAACAGAAGAATCAACGAATACTATATGCACATATCTATTCTCGACGAAGAGGGTAAACAGCTTTTCGGCGAAAATGAATTTGATGAATTAGAACAGGATCAAGTAAATGATATAATGCAGGTTTACGAAAAGAATAATCGTAAATTTAAAGCTGAAATTTTAAAAAAAATATCTTTAGCAGACTTTTTTACAAATATCTTTTATCTCTGCGAAGATAACGTATTTAATTTTTATGGCAAACCAGTAATAGATCTCACTTTTTACCAAATAGAAATATACAGTTACGGTAGATATTTCAAAAGTATTATACAGAACTCGGAAGAAAAGATACCCGACCATATAGTCGAGGATCCGGATAAACTGATAGAATGGGCCGAATCTAGCAAGAATGTAAAAGAAGTCCTTGAGAAGAGCTCTGGGGACGCAGAAAGCGGCGCTTCTAGCATCATGGGAGCCACGAAACAAGACTTGGCAAAAGCCGGAATAGATGAAAACCAAGATGTTATAGATTTGTCTCAAAAAGCCCAAGAAAAGGGCGGAAGACTCACTATGGAAGATATGATGAAATTGCACGGAGTCAAGTAAAAAAGTGTAATTTAATACGTGGCGGAGAAGTTACGGGCAGAATTAGAGATACTAACGGCAAAGGCTGAAAAGGATTTAAAAAGGTTTGATAGATCTTTAGCTGGTGTCGAGAGAAGAATTACGTCTATGGGCGGCAAAGGAGGCAAGTCCCTAAAGCCTCTTGGAGAAGGTTTATCCGCCGCTACAGTAAATGCCAACGAGTTCGAGAAATCGATGGCAGCGGCGAATGCCCGTGTTATTGCATTCGGTGCTTCTGCTGGTCTGATAATGGCCGTCCAACGTGCGCTAAAAGAAACTGTCCGCGCTACTATTGAAGTTGAAAAGTCTCTTGCTGATATTAACGTTGTATTAAATGCTAATAGTAAAAACCTGCAACAGTTCGGAGACAACCTTTTTAAAGTAGCAGGGCAGACCGGACAAGGATTTAAAACTGTAGCTACTGCTGCGACAGAATTAGCAAGGCAAGGTCTAGGGATGGAGAAAACTCTTCTCCGTACTAAAGACGCTCTCATTCTCACAAGGCTTACTGGAATGGGCGCTGAAGAAGCAGTGTCTTCCTTGACTGCTGCTGTTAACTCTTTTTCTAAAGCTGGAATTACGTCTGCAGAAGTGATTAATAAAATGGCAAAAGTCGATCAGGCTTTTGCTGTCAGCTCAGACGATTTAGCTAAAGCTATATCTCGAGTAGGTTCATCTGCAGTTGATGCCGGAGTTAGCATGGACGAACTTCTTGCTATCACAACCGCAGTACAACAGAGAACTGCTCGTGGCGGCGCAGTAATAGGTAACGCCTTCAAAACTATTTTCACTAGAATCGGAAGAACTGACGTTCAGAAAAAGTTGTCTGATATCGGAGTAGCGACTAAGGATATGGCTACAGGAGCCATGCTCCCTGCAACAAAAGTATTAGAAAATTTATCTAAAAAATTCCAAACTTTAGGCAAGACTCAACAAAACCAGATAGCAGAAAGCGTGGCTGGAGTTTTCCAAGTCAATATCCTGCGTGCTGCCTTAGGAGATCTGTCGAATAAATATGGAGTATATAATAGAGCTATAAGAGAGTCCGCTAGTGCTACTAACGAAGCTTACCTGAAAAACGAACAATTAAATAAAACTTTAGATGCGTTAACAAATAAAACTTTAGCTAATTTAACTAAAGCTGGATCTGCTATAGGCGGAGCAACTTTGCAGCCCGCTATAGAAAATGTTCTAAATTTAGTAAACAGCGCTATAGGAGCATTTGGCAAAGGAGGCAGGTTCGAAGAATTTGGCAAGGGCATAGGAAAAGATTTACTAGAAGGTATAGGTAAATTTATATCAGGTCCCGGGTTAGTTATATTAACTGCTGGGATTGTTAAGCTTGGAGCAAGCTTCGCAGGATTTGCTTTCGATGCGCTGAAAGGATTCGCGGCTTTAGGAAAAGAGGCCGCGAATAGAAAAGCTTTAGAAGCACAAATAACCGCAGAGCTGCAGAGACAGCCAAATATAATAAGACAAATAGAAAGAGGCGAACTATCTGCTGCTAACGCTGCTAGAGATATGTTGGCAGCCATGAAAGCTTCAAATCTAGAAGCTACAAAACTTGCCACAACTACTTCAAGAATATCTGCTAGTATGATGGGAATGGGCGCCCTTAGAAGACCCGGTCGAGCCCAAGGCTTTATTCCTAACTTCGCCGATCCAAATGCAGAAAGAGCTTCCGCCGCTATGGGCGGATATAAAGCTGGCGCTATCAAAAGCATGAACATTCCGGGGCAGGGTTCTGTAATGTATAATAGCGCAGAAACTGTTAAGAGATTCCCGGGTATGCAGCAGCCTGCTATTATGCCACCGCAAGGAAGCCGCGCTGGTTCTAATTATCAAAAAGCTTTCGGCGCTGCACACGGCTTTGATCCTTACGCCGCTGGTGGATTTGTCCCTAACTTCAACAAGATGAGCGTAAAGCAACTTTTTGGATTAGATAGAAACGCTAAAATTAGAGATATAAATGTAAACGAACAAAGGTCAAAACAGCTAGAAGATGCTGCGGCATCAGGAAGATTAAGGTTTGATGATTATAGCGATAATCCAGCGATAGCAGCTGCTGTTACAAGAGGTAAATTAAGAGCTCAAGGCACTAAAACAGAGCAAGTAGGTAAGAACTATACTCATAACGCAAGTTACCTAGGACTTTTAGGATTAGAAGGATCGCATCTGGGCACGAGCACAACATCTCTTGGTAAAATAGCTAGATTTGCTGATGCAGGGCTAGATCCTAGATTATTGAAGAGAAAAGTTACCTTTACCCACATGCAATCTAAATCTATAAATGAGATAACTAAGGGTAGCACTCAGGTAAATAAATCTAAATTTTCTGATCTCATTTCGGAAAAAATGACAACCCCGGTGTCTCAAATAGCGAATGAGATATTTCAACAAGCTTTAGGAAACGACCACGACATCGCAGTAGCTGATTTACAAAAACAATTTAAAGGAAACCACCAATTACTGCCTCCGGGTGCAGAAGGAAGTATATTTGAAGCGGCCGTTAACTTAGGATTATTAACGACTAAAAAAAGTCCGAAGGCAAGATTAGATGCCTTTGACCAAAGCACTAAAGGAGCCCAAAAACCTTTTGACTTTGAGGAGTCAGGAAGAGCCAAACCTCCTTTTAGAGAGACCTTTCACTTTGAGCCAAACCTTCTCTACGCAGACGCTAAAAGAACTATAGATAATAAGAGCATGGGCACGCTAATTAAAAAGGCCTACAATCAACACATACCGGGACTACCCGGATTAGAGCTACTCGAAGGGGGAGCAACTGTCGCAAAGGGCGCGAAAAAAAGAAAAGCTTTAGGCCACGTTCCGAACTTCTCTCCGCTAGGAGACGCGATCACAAGAGAAAGAGCGGCCGGTGTTCCTAGGTCTGCTATTAGAGTTGGCGCAAGCGCTTCATTAAGAAGCTCGGGCAACCCAGCAGGACTCGGGGTATATAATACTATAGACGAACCAGCAGGTCTGCACCAAGGTATTAATAGGTCAAGAAGCATGGGTATAAATCCGAAGACTCATGGAGTGCCTAACTTCCAGTTTAGATCAACTTCCAACAGAGCTCAAACTTTTAGGCCTCATGAGCTTGGTCTAAGTCCAGTCGCAGAGTCTAAACAAGTTCAAGCTAACGATAAATTTGACAAAGGAAGTGAAAAGCTCACAAAAGCCGCTGGTAAACTAGAAAAATCAGCGGCAGGAATGAACATGGGAATGGGCAAACTCATGGGGTTGACTTCTCTTGCTTATGGGCTAACGCCTGTAATGGGAAGTATGGGTATGGAGGAAGATACTCAGAATAGGATGATGAGAGGGCTGACTGGACTGACAATGGCGCAAAGCCTAGGTATGTTTACGGGAGACTTCGGAGAATTTAACGAAGGCAGAAAAAACATGAAGTCACGTATCGCGAAATCACCAGCGGCCGGTCGACTTTCTTTCGGACAAAAGCTAGGTATGGGAGTAAAGGCAGGCTTCAAAAATATGCTAGGAATAGAAAAAGGAGGCAAGTTAGGATTTAAAGGGGCGGCGACAGGCGTCGGCAAGCTTGGATTTAAAGCTCTTCCTTTTGTCGGAACTGCGTTGTCTGTACTAGACATGACTACTGGAATTTTTGATAGTTTTTCTCAAGCAAGCGAAGAAGAAGAAAGGATGAGAAAACTTCAAGAAAAGCTAGCTGGAATCGAAGACAGTCCTATAAGGATGGCTACAGAAACAGGATTGTCGCAGCTTACTAATTTCGTAGGAGGTTTTGCTGGGGCTACAGGTCAACAAAGAGCGGCTGCTTTTTCGGATTTACAAAAAACTTTTGGTGGAGATTTTACAAAAAGTTTATCCAACGATGAGCTGACTAGATTTTCTTCTGCGTTTAAAGAATTCCAAGATTCTTTCTCTGGAGGTTCTGCTTCTGTAGAAGAAAAAGGCAAAGAGTTATCCAGAGTTCTAACGGAGTTAGCGGAAGCAGAGCAAGATGCAAAAGCCGCGACCTTAGACTCAATTAAAGCTGAGGAGATAAGAAATAAAATCCTAGAAGGCACTCCCGGCCTAATGAAAACCTCAGAGCCTAAAGAAGAGTTTGTACGCCGGGAACTAACAGAAGATGAAAAAGCTCTGTTTAGAGTTTTGGGTCAAGAGCCGCCAGCTACTTCACGTGAGTCAATTGGATTTTTCACTCAGCAAGTCGAAGATACTAAAAAAATTAAAAGCCTTGTAGACATGCTTTTAGACCCAGAGTCTACAGGAGGCACTGCAATTAAAGGCGGTATAGCAGGCGTAAATCAAAGAATAGCAGATCGATTAAAAGAAACTGGGGGTCCGGTTACTCCAGAGGCTATAAGAAAAATACTTATTTCTTCGATGGGCGAAGCAGGTATGGACACCGACTTTCTCCATAGAGGCGTTTTTGGGATGCAGACAGGAGCATCTGGAGCTTTAGGAGCTGCCGGGCCTAGAGGACAACAAGCTCTTTTAGCAGAGTTATTTAGAAGAGGCGCTGGGAATGAAGCGCAAATTAGACTTTTAATGTCTAAAGTTGAAGCACAAGATTTCAAGGGAGATCAAGGAGTAGGGTCAGCAAGAGATAGAGGTATGGCGGCACAGAAAGCTCTAGACATAAGAATTGACAAAGAATTATACAAAACAAATTTAGATGAGCAAAAACTAACTCAAAAAACTAACTCTCTAAAAAGAGCGTATAATGACGCGCTTAAAGCTAGCACTCAAGGCATTTACGCTGAAAGTAGAATAAAACTTAGAGAGTCTAAACAAGCCTTACAAAATGCTTATGATAATAATACTAAAGAAGCTAGGAATGAAATTGAATTCATCACCAGAGACTTTGAAGTGCAGCGGCAGAACATAATAGCGGGCTTAAAAGGCGCGACAAAATCAGACAAGTTTCGGCAAGACGTATTTTTAGAAAGGTTAACGAAGACCGAGGGATTAGAAGGCAGAGATGCTGTCAACAGATTGGCGGAAACACAAGCAAAGCTTAAAGACGCGGGAGCCGACGGCACTATGCAAAGAATTCTAAAAGCTGAAGAAGATATGCTCAAGGCTATCATAGCAAGAGATGATAAACTAAGGGCCAATAATGCGATATTAACAAGAGAAGAAAACGCCTTGAATGCGGGTGTGCGTCAAGCAGAGATACAGTTAGAGATAGATCAACAAATATTAAAAAATAAATATAAATTTAATAGACGTTTAGAAATGCAAATAAAAAATCTAGAACATCAACTTGAAGTAGATAGAAATAGATTTTTAGATGTAGATTTAAAATCAGGTAAAATAACGGCAGATGAATTTAGGTCTAGAAAAGCTTCTGAACGATCCAAAGGCAGAGATGCTAAAGGTATGGCTGGAGTGCCTATGGCTAGCTTCGGTGAAATAGTAGAAGAGTCTTTCAAATTTGGCCCGAGAGACGCGGCTGAAA